ATGAGTATTCCAGAGCATTCCTTTAGAACTTTTGGGAAAGGTCTTTTAGGAGTGCTTTATTTTACCGCTTACCAGAAACATGCTGATGACTCGTCAATATTTCCTATGCTGAAGGAGTTTGGAAATGTTGACAAGTATCAGAAGGGTGCTATGGGAGTGTTGGACTATATGTTCGACCTCTTATCATTCTTCAGCGGGTATGTGTCTGAAACATTAGACATTACCGGCTGCATTAAGAAGGATTCCTTATTCCCTGAGATGGATGCACTAGGTGAGCAAGTGAGCTCCCTAGTGGATCGTTTCAGGGCACCTGGATTCCCTATTGATGCTGATACCTGTCAAGAAGTGTTCAATCTTGAGAAGAATATTTTACGTCTTAAGCATAAGGAGTTGCCTAAGGATGTGAAGTACAATGACTGTAGAGTCATTCTCACCGATTGGCTCTCTGCAATACGTGCTATTACTACGAAGTTGTCTGCATGGTCTCGCTCTGAGAGAGCGGCCCGAGTAGAAACTTCTAATATTACGTTTTGCGGAGAGACTGGAGTTGGTAAAACAACTGCAATGGAACTCCTGATCAATGAAGTAACTCCTTGGATTATTCCTTTGGCTCTGTGTGATCAATTTATTAATAACCCAGAGTCTATAGTGTATACATTTAATGCCGAGGATGAGTATTGGTCAGGTCTGTGGAATCATTTAGTGTTGAGGCTTGATGAGCTTGGCGCAATGACAGAAGCAGAAGGAGGACAGGATGTGAATCGATGGTTGCAGTACCTTTTTATTATGTCAGCTGGTCCGTTTCCAACGAACCAGCCGGATGTGGTAGATAAGGGTTCTGTGATGATGAGAGCACTGTTGATGGTATGTGGGACGAACATGATGAATGTTTCCCATATTAAGTCACTTTTGAAGAAGGCAGCTATAGTTAGACGAACTAACGCTGTCTGTCTTTATCCTCTTCCAGAGTTTGCTACCCCTGAGACGCGTCATCTTCCCAAACATCAACGCAAGCTGGACTATACTTTGTTTGATCCAGCTGTGCCTTTTTCTACTGATGTTTGGCGATGGGACATGCTTGATTTTGAGACAGGGCTATTGAAACACGGTTGGCGCGAAGGAATGATGTTCCAAGAGCTAATCGATTTTACAATTGCCCAAGTCAAGAGAAATAAGCAGAAGTTTGATACTAATGCCATTACCGCTAGAGCTGTGAGAACAGCTGCTGTTGCGGCTCGTAAGGCGATGGAACCTGAATTTGGTCTTGAAACACCAGATGAAGAGTTCTGTCGTCAATATGAGATGGTTAAGAATCAGATGACGCTTGAGTGTCCTGCTTTCGTAGCTAAGAATACCGATGTCCTTGTAGAGGAATCGTGGATTTCTAGTTTACGAAGTGGTCTATCTAAATTCGTGACTTTTGTAAAAGAAAATCCGGTTTTAGTTGGATTAGCGACCCTTTGTACATCTGCCGCTCTGTTTTGGCCGTTTGTTCGCCAGCAATTTGAAGAACAATCAGGAAAAGCAGTGCGTGGTACGAAGAAAGCGCGCAGGCCCAAGAAGTATGTCCCTAAAGGGCGTGCCAAGATGGTTAAACCCGCCGTGGCACACCCTATGGAGACAGAAACTTGGACTCCACCTTCATTACCCCCCCCCGATCCCTTACCTATGGAAATGCAAGCTTTGTCGATTACTGATGGACATTTTGCATTGGCTCATAGACTTATGGCGAACAATGTTTTATCTGTTCGCATAGGTATTGATCCAATCATAGCTGGGTTTGTGATAGTCGCTTCTGGATATGAGGTCCTAAGTGCGTGTCATATGTTCGGCCGGTTGGAAGACGAATTCGAGAAAGATAGCAATGTGATTGTATCTTTTCAAGGAATCGTTTCTAATCCGGGTAAGGGGATTGGTTTGGAGCACGGAGATGCCCCCTTTAGTGTCATGTATAAGGACATAAGGGAGAGCTTCCGTGATTGGGCTGAGACTCGTGAGAAAGATTTGTGTATGTTCACTTTACCACCTGTGACATATCCACGCAAATCTATTTTACGAATGTTGCCAGATTCTGATAATGGGATTACAGAATTCTGGGCAGTCTTGGCCACTCCACTCACTAGTATGGTCTGGAGAGAGGATCCTGAGCTTAAAATCAAGTACCAGTCGC